TCCATCTGCACCATCAGTAATCGTAATACTTCCAGAGTTAGTTCCTGAGTTTGTATCTAATACAAGATCATGTGTACCACTTGTTGTAATAGCAGCTGCAGCTGCTCCTGTTCCAAATACAGTTTCTCCTGATCCTTTTGGTTTGATGGCTATATCTATATTAGCATCACCACCTGTTGCAGATAATGTTGGGTCGTTTCCTGTAGCAGCATTTGCTATTGTAAATTCGTTTACTGCAGAACCTGTAGCTGTTAATAAAAATAATTCAGCACCGTTAGTATCTAAAATTGAAGTTCCAATTTTAGGTGAAGTTAAAGTTTTGTTTGTTAAAGTATCTGTAGATGAAGCAGTAATAAATCCACAATCATCTATATCTGGATTAGTACCATCATTAGCTGTTGCATAAACTAATTTTACTGCGCCTGGAGTAAGAGTTATACTATCTCCTGACCCTGTAACATATTTAAATACTACGTTTTGAGATCCAGATGTTGAATTTTTTAAAATATAAAAGTTTTGAACATCAAGTGGAATAGTAACATTTCTTGATCCTGAAAGTGATCCTGTAAATTCTATAACTCTGTGAGATAAAGTTGCACCAGTAGAACCATCTGAAACAGATAAAGTTGTGTCTCCTGAATCAGAAACAGCTTGAGTTGTAAAACCACCAGAAATTTGTTCTACTATTTGTAAATTTGTATTAGTTTTTGTCCCCCATGTACCGGCGTTTTCACCAGTTGCTTGAAGCTCTATACCTAAAGGTGTATATGTTGATGCCATAATTTTTATCTCCTATTACGCTGCTACGTCTGTATAACTTGTATTAGAACCTGTGTCAATAGCTTGATATGCTTGAATTCCAAAACCTGTTGCAGTACCAAATGCAGCTACTGAAGCAGTTGCTTCAATTCCTGTTAATCCCATTACATCTGCAGGAGTTAATGATCCAACACTAGCAGTTGATGACACTCCTGTCAATCCAATAACGTCAGCAGGAGCTATTGATCCAACGCTAATTGTTGCAGATAAACCAGTTGGAATTACAATTGGATTTGATGAAATGTTAACTTCACCCAAACTTATGGTTGCAGAAACACCTGTTACTCCCATAACATCAGCAGGTGTTAACGCTCCAACAGAGGCTGTTGAAGAAACTCCAGTTACTCCCATAACATCAGCAGGAGATAATGATCCTACAGAAGATGTTAAAGATTGACCTGTTGGTACAATTGTTACACTTCCAATAAATGTAATTGATCCTATTGAAGTTGTTGCAGATACTCCTGTAAGTCCTACAACATCAGCAGGTGAAATAGATCCAACACTTGCTGTTGCAGAAACACCTTCTAATAATATATCACCTTGAATGCCCCACGCATCATCATTCCAAGCTGCTCTACCCCAACCTGAATTTATTTCTGCTGATACAGTTACAGAGCCAACCGATGTTGTTGCAGATACTCCACTTGCATCTACTACAACAGTTAAAGCACTCTCTCCCCAGTTTTCATCACCCCAACTATCAGAACCCCAACCTTGTTCAGGAAAAGCATCTAAAGTTCCTATAGAGGATGTAGCTGAGACACCTGTTAATGCGATTGTTAATGTATTAGATTGCCAAGAGTTTTCGTTCCATGCAACTGAGGGATTATCTCCACCCCAAATTGATGTTTCTGACATAAGGAGTCCCTCCTTATGCTATCCTGATAATAGCGTTAGATGCGTCTGCTGTTGGAAACTGAATTGTAAAAGTTCCACTTGTTACAGTTTTATCACCACCGAAAGCGATAACAGCAACAGCTTTGTCTGATTGTGTATCATTATAAATTAAAGCACCATTAGCTGTAAAAGAAGCAGAAGTAAAACTTACATCTGCAAAATCACAAACTGCAGTTGATGAATCTAGAGTAGGAGTCACACTTGTTAAAGTAGCTCCACCTGCAGTGTACGCAGTTCCAGATGAGTTTGTAATTTCGTTAGAAGTTGAATAAGCTGTTGTGCCGGCACCTAAAGATGCTGAACTTGTAAATAAAGCTATTTTGAAAGTGTTTCCAGTAGTAGCTGTTAAGTTGTGTGTACCAACCAAGATTTCTTGTTTAAAGCTATTGCATATTGCCGATGTTATTGCCATAATTTATCTCCTATGGGTTTGCCGAGTTAACTGGGATACGAACAGCGCCATCAGTGTAGTCATCTCTCCGTCTTCTTCCAACTTGCTCATTAGCAAACTTTTGTACCTCTTGTTTATACTTATTTTCATATAGTGTCAACATATCAATTGGACCTTTTAAAAATCCATATGCCTCTGATAAACAACAATATAATAAACCATTTGGAAAATTAAGACTAATATAATTAGTGTCATTATTCTCTAAAAGATCAGGCATTTTATTAAAATGAACTCTAAATTTATACGTTGTATCAGGCACAGGAGCAAACATCATCCTTCCAGACGTAGTGTCAGATTCTCCTGTAGCCCCACCAAACATAGCATAATATTTAGGTTTACCCCTTTTTGCAGACTCAGTCGAAGATATGTATTCTTGTAAGTATGTAATGTCTTTTTTCTCTAAATATATATTTGCTCCTGTTGTAGCAGATGTAGAATCATAAACTTGGATCGCTCTAATAAACAAAGCTCCTGCAGGGGCATTAATAGTCTCTTGACCAGTAACTAAATTTCCAGACTGTTGTCTTCTTTCAGCGTCTATTGGTACATCTCTAAATATTCTATATTGTGCATTTAAAATTATATTTTCTAAAACAGCATCTGTTAAAACATTTGAATCTGTTTCAGTGTAACTTCTAATTTGTGTTTTTAATCCTGATGCACTTAATCCAGCCATTAAATAACTCCTGCTTGTCTCAACTCTCTACAAACTGGACAACTTTTTCTGTAGTATATATGTTTACTACAAGGGTCTGGTTTAGGTTTTACTTCTTCATACAAAACAAGATGTGGTTCTTGTTTTTCAGGTTTGAATATATTTTTAATTTTATTCCAAATATAATTTATCATTTTACATTACTCCTCTAAACATTGGACTAACAAATGCATTTAATCCACCGCCTGTTATATTACCTACTGCATTATACGGTAAAGTTACAGTAAATCCAGTATTAATTGTTCTTGTAGTTGGCATGGCTCCTGTATTTTCTGTTCTTGTTGTTACAGTTTGTATCTCTAATCCAGGAAAAACATTAGAAATAATATGTGAAGTTGCTGTAGTGCTATTACCTGTTTCACCTCTAAAGGGTGCATTAGAGCCTCGTGTTAAACCCGTTAAAGTCTGTGCTCCTGATGTTCCTGTGTATTTAATAACTTCTCTTTGAACTACAGGAACGTTGTTTGGATTTGTTGCAGAAGGTTGAGTTGAACTTTGTATAAAATAAAAACCTGTTGCAGGAAAATTAGTATTGGAGTCAAATCCAGCTGTTGTTGCTGAATCTGTTATTGCATCTGATATTGCAAATATTGGAAAAAGATTAGTACCTAAACCAAAACTTTCAGTAGGATCATTACTAGCAGCATTAAAAAATAAAACAAAGTCTCCAACTTCTAATGTGTGATTTAATAAACTTACAGTTAAAGTTGCACTTCCATTTGTAATCGTAAAAGGATCTTTTGGTAAAGCAATTGCAGTTGGTGGTTCAGTTCTATCTGTTCTTGTATTTAATAATGCAACACCGTCAGCACCATTTGGTTTTGGTTCTAACTGTGGTTGTTTTGGTTCAAATTCTGTAAAATGAACAAACGCACCATTCCATTCTCTAACCATTTCTCTATATGGAAATTCCATACCTGATCTATCTGATATTGCTTTTGCGTATTTACCTGTTGCGTATCTAGACATTATGTTCCTGGGTAATAAGCTTTTGGTGTAATATATGTACTAGAAGCAGAACCATCCTCTTGCAATGCTCTTGCTAATTCATCTTCATAATACAATTTCATTTGTTGTGTAAGTTGTGGTTGATATTTTTGTGAAAGATAAAAAGCTAAACCAGCGACCATACAAGGAACAAATCTAAAAGGCACATCTGTTGCATTTGTATAATCTCCTATATCTTGAATTCTTTTAATGTAATAAAAATGCATGTCTTTAGAAGCACTAGTTGCATCTGGTGTAGGATAAATACTAATACTTACATGATCTATAAATCTTTGAACCCAATATTGATTAGGTGTTCCTTTTGATAATTTATTAGAAAAACCTGCGTAAGTAGATCTATCTACTTTTGTCATTGGTGAATCTGATTGGGTTGTTTGAGTTCTATTGTTTCTTAACTGTGCTTCAAGAACATCAGATATTCCATATATACCATTTGGATTAGATGTAGCACTCGTGCCATCACCACTTGATCTAAAAAATTTATATTCTGCTTGCCCTTCTACTAAATCTAAATCTAATTCTCCTATTTCCCAATAATGAATACCTCTATTGCCCCACTCTTGAAAAAGAATATTAAGAGATCTTCTAGCTGACTTCATTTGATAGCCAGCTACAGAATTTAATCCAATACGTTCGAAAGAATCTTCTATTATCTCATCGATAACAAAAGTTTTATCAAATGTTGTTGTGCCCGAGGTAGTATTTGCCATTTAACCTCCTATGCGTCTAGGTATACTGTCAACCCTGTTATATCACCTTGATCCATAGGTAAAAAACACCCACTAGTAAATAATACTCCATCATCAGGAATATATGGATCTAAGTCTCCTGCGTCTGCAGGAATAGTCATAATGGTAGTCCCTGTGCTTGAAGTAGTTTTAAATAAAAAATTATCCGCAGAGGATATTACTCCATGCATTCCTCTAACTCTAGTTCTACCTGCAAAAAAAACAGCATGCATACCAACTGAAGTTACTCCAGCAGAAATATCTTCTGTGGCTGCTCCGTTTCCAGTTATACTCGTAACTGTATTATAAAATTTAGTAGAAGTTACAGTTGCACCTCCAGCTCCACCGACTAAATCCTCAGTTATACTATCTCCATTGTGATCAGTTCCTACTATTGTGTAAGTAACATCTGAGTTATCATCACCTGAACCAGAAGTTAAAGTAACTTTTTGAACAGTGCACGAACCGTCATCAGCTTGTGCAAAAGTTGCGGCAGCAGCTGTTAAAGTTAACGCTGCTCCATCTGATGCATCTTGCTCTGCTGCTAAAGCAGTTGCACTTGTTGCAGTTCCTCCAGTTGCAAATCTAGCTTTTACGTCTGTATTTGACATTTTTGTTTCTCCTTAAAATTTATGTGGGGCAAAAGCCCCACACTAATTAATTATTACGCTGCAAATGCAAATGCACCTTTAACAGCGGCTGCTGCTCCAGTGAATTCATATGCAATATGCCATGTACCTGTTTCATAACAAATAAAAGCAATTTTACTTCCAGTTGTGAAAAGATTTGTAGCTGCATCAACTGGTGTAAACACTAATTGTGTTTCACCTGCTGTAGAGATGTCAAAATCAACTTCATCTGTTGCTCTTGTTTCTATTACAGAACCAGTAGCCCAAACATCAGTTCCAGCTGCATCAAAAGTTAAAGTGTTAGTTCCACCAGCTGTATCTTTTGCTTGAACGTAAACACATACTGTCCCTGCTGTTGCTGCAGGTAATGTAGTGCTTGCTGCGGCTGCACCTGTGTAGTTTACAATTGTCATAGTATCTGCTGCAAATGCAAAACCAGCTCCTGTTGCTACATCGGCTTTTGATAAACCAGTTAAGTCAGGCATAGCTGAACTCATTCTAGTTGTAACTGCACCTGTTGTTGTATTTTTAGTCGCGACTTGAAAACCAGCTTCTGATCTTACCGGTCCCGAAAATGTAGTATTTGCCATAATTATATCCTCCTAGTTTCCGAACATAGTCTCTAGGCCGTCGACTATACGCGTCTATGTTCTAATTAATTTGTATAGTGATAAAACTATATACTACTTTTAAGTAGAGCGCAAGAGAGCCTGTAATGTGAATTGAATTTATTCAACGATGTAGCTTTTTATTAAGTAGCTACTGAAACTTGCGGAGCTGCACCTTCGACAGTATTCTGCCTGTGAGCAATAGCTGCTTCTTCCAGCTTGATCTTTGTGATGACTTCTTTAACTTTGTCATCAATCCTGACCATTTCAAGAGTAT